GATTACTGTCAAAAGGATGGGGACTTCGATGAACATGGGGACTTCCCTGATAAACAAGGAAAAAGAACCGACCTGGACGACGTCTTTGTGTGGGCAACCCAATTTACCGAAGACAATCAACGACCTCCAACCGACCGTGAGATCGCGCTCGAGTACCCTGTATGGTTCACCAAATACCCGAGACTTGCCGCGGTCATTGGACTTCGGGCCGATATCGTCTCCTTTGACCCCGTCGTGTTCAACCAGTGGCAAACAGAACTTGAGTCCATTGTCGAAGGAGAAGCCGACGATCGAGTGGTAAACTTCATTGTCGATATCGAAGGTGGAAAAGGTAAGACAACTTTCTGTCGTCAAATGATGACAAAGCTTCCGAAGGATGTTCAAGTATTCAATGGTGTGGGAAAAGTAGCAGACCTTAGCTACGCAGTAGATGTAACTAAAAAAATTTTTATTTTTAACATTCCACGTGGAAAGATGGAATTCGTTTCATACGGACTCTTTGAACAGTTAAAAGACAAGTTGGTGTGGAGTGGAAAGTATGGAAGCACCATGAAAATGTTAAGACACAATGTACACATTGTCGTTATGTGTAACGAATGGCCGGACCTGTTTAAGATGACTCATGACAGGTACAAAGTATTTAATATAGATAACAACACTTTAACTTTAGTTTAAACATTTATTACAGCTTAATTTAAACTATAGGACCCACTGGACCGCATTGTTATGCGCTCGGGTTTTGAAAATATATGTGCCCTTTTTGTGATGTAAATAGGACATCAGATCGTGGATTAGCTCCACCTACTTCGTCTGGCTGTGAATACCAGACAACCAATAGTAATGGAGTCTCACAAGTGCCGTTAAACGCGTCAAATCTAAATTGTTTACCAATTTTAATGTAACGGTCACTATCATAGTAATTGGGCAAATGTGGATTGTAAACAGTCTGTGTGTCGTCGTCAGGATTAATGACTATTTTATAATGGCATTTGATGTACATTAAATCAGTATTGATGTTGTTACAATGCCATTCCATACCAGTCAAAGCTGTACCCGCATCTACAGATCGATTACCATTTAATGGTGACCTAAAAAAGTCATCAGCTAAATCAGTAGCATCAGTACTAGAAGAATTCTTTCTTTGAACAATAGCCCAATGGAAATATAACGGTACCCTAGTGCGGTTAACCGTATGGTGACAAAATTTAAAACCGTTAACAGTAACTGTATCACGAATGCGTTGAGACCTCTGGATGGTACCAACACCAGCATATTTTGGCATGTCAACCAATTCCTGAACGTATAACGTTTTAGTTGCGCGAGCCTGTTGAGTATTGTTTAACGTCAAGTGACGTAACCCTGTAGAAGAATTGGGCTCAGAACCAATCCTACGTTTCTGACGTCGTAGGTACAAAAGATTTTTTTTCCGTTTAAAAAAACGTTTAGCGTACGGTCGTGCTTGTCTGTACATCGCTCGAGCCATGCCACGTACTGCAGGATTTCTAGCCACATGATATGCAGTAGCCATACTACGTGCGTATGGATGATACCGTGTCGCACGTCTTGCTATAGTGTACGCACGTCGATAAGGTACAAGCTTGGGCATAGTAGGCACGTGCTCGTAAGTAAAAATATGTGTATAGTACAAAAGTTATCAGTGAGTTAGGATAGTATTACCCTAACTCACTTCATATACACTCACAATCTTTAAGATGGCTCCTCGCACAACCTCCTCGCGATATTGTTTTACATTAAACAACCCGACCGCTGCCGAAAAAACCCAAGTAACTTCATTGTTAGAAGATCGCACCAAAGTAAGATATGGGATTGTCGCAAGAGAAACCGGAACCAGTGGAACGCCGCACCTTCAAGGATTCGTCATTTTCAATAGGCAGCAACGATTCAATTTCGCCAAGCGTCATATCGGAGATCGATGCCACATTGAGCTTACTAGAGGAACGTCTGTTCAAGCTAGAGATTACTGTCAAAAGGATGGGGACTTCGATGAACATGGGGACTTCCCTGATAAACAAGGAAAAA